CTTGTCTATAAATAGCGTAATATTTAATGTACCACTATTAGCTGTTACACCAACTCCATCAACTATTCCTGTTCCATTTCTACTTGCGTATAGAACACCGTCTTCTGGAAGATTTAAAGTTTCAGTTTGTCCAGCTCCAACAAATACTTGAATATAAACTTGTGTATTAGTTGAAGAACTAACCGTTGTAGAATTTGCTAAACCATTAATAACAACTGTTCCAGAAGTACCTGTTGATTGAACAGCATAACCTCTTAATCTTGTTGGTCCTGTAAAAAGAACAGCATTAGATGCTGTTGATACGACCGGTTTTACATCACCTTTACTCATTTTTATTCTCCTTATTATTAAGGAGCTCCGAAGAGCTCCTTAAATTAATTTATTACGCTACTTGTGAATATTCAATAATCCATCTAAATGAACCACGTGCAGAAGGCGTAGTTGTATTAGTGATATTTAAATAAATAGTTCTAGCTGCAGAAGCATACAACGGACTTGCCGCTGGTGCTGCATCGCTAGCAGTAGTATTTAATAATGTTGTATTGTAGTAAGCTCCAGCTGGAACAGATGTTCCACCATCTAAAATCTCATCAGTAATTGATGCTACAATTTGAGCTCCTGAACTTGTAGTTCCGACTTCAAATCCAATATCTCCTGAAGCAACAGTTGCTGCAGTAACACATAATAATGAAATTTTTGTAATTACTGTATTTGCTGGTTGACTAAAAGTAGAAATACTGTCGCCAGTAGTTGCACTTAAAGTTCCTGTAGCCGTACCTTGTCTAACTAAAATAGTTGAACCACTTAATGTAGTAATATTTCCATCTGTATCTACTACAAAATTATTTGTGTACGCTCCAGTTGTGGTATTTTGATCTGCTCCAATAAATCCACCTAATGATCGGACTGGACCCGAAAAAGTTGTTAGTGCCATAGTTATATTCTCCTAGTTTATCTAATCTAGTCTCTAGGCCGTCGACTATACGCGTCTAGATTAAAAGTTAATGTATAGTGAAATGATTATAAATGAAAAAGGGGCCAGTGTAAACACTAGCCCCTTCTTTGATTGTCAAACCTAACTATTATGATGTAGGTAAATTTCCGTTACCGAATACACATCTAGGGTCAGAATAACCGAAGCTATATCTTTCTCTAGCTTTGAATCGTACGTTACCAGTATCAAAATCTCCTTCAAGAGCTGTTCTTAATGGAGCTCTTTCAAAGTGTTTGAAACCGTTAGGGATATCAGTCAGAATAAAGAATGAATCAGTATCTGTTAAGAAGTGATTGACTCTGTATCCTTGAGGTAACATTCCCATATTACCGATTGCGTTGATATCGTTATCCGCTGTACCCACTCTTAAAGGTGATTTAAGAATTCTCTCAGCAGTAAATTGTAATTCTTTTGGAATTATCATTTTAATACCTTGAACAGCAATTCTTAATCCTCTCTCATCTACGAAACCTGCTATATCAATCAAAGATTGTTCTAGCGATGTTTCATTCAAATCAGCAGCTGTTGCTAATCTGTTAGAGAAAGTATTACCATTTGCTAATGGGTGAGCATTTGAAATAAGAGGAACGCCATCACCACCAGTTACAGATGTGAATTGTGCTTGGTTAAGCACAGCCGCAGCTTTAACTTGTTTAGTGTTTGACATTGATCTTGCCAATGCTCTTGTGTAACGACCAGCTAGTCTATCGTATAAGTTATCTTCAATGTCTTCTTCTGTGATTGCAAAAGCTAATGCGATAGTTTCATGCGTATATCTCGCAGTGTAAGCTTCGTTTGCTTGGTCAAATACAACCGCAGCACCTTCTTGCTTAACTGGAGCACTGCCGAAACCTGATAACATAACTTCTTCTTCAAACGCTCTGTCTGAAGTTTCAGTCATATAGATTTCTGCGTGTTCGTTTTCGTATCTAGAGTACTCAAGTCCGAATAAAGCATTCAAACCTGGTTCTAGCTCTTTTGTTAACTGTTGACGTGAGATAGCCATAATTTGTCTCCTTTATATACCTGCAGTACCACTTCTATAGAAGTGATTGTTGATTCTTACTAATACATTAACACCAGATGTTGATGTGTCTGAATCAGTAGCACCCTCTTGAATATCAATTGCTTGAACTGCAAAAGTTGTTGCTACACCAGAAACACTAACGTCTAATTGTTTTTCAGAAATACCAGTTAAAGTATTTCCTGTAACGTTTGTTAATGAGTAGTTCTTAAATAGATCAGCTCTTGTGAAAGCTTCATCCGCATCTACTAAATAAACAGTATTCGGATCGTCTACTACGAATGCAGTGATTCCTGCAACCGCAATACTTCCCGGATAGTTGTTTCTAAAAGTAGGTTTTTGTGTTGATGGATCATTATAGAACACACCATTGAACACTCCCACGATACGATCAGATGTATTTGATCTCGCCAACGTTACGTTACCCGCAGTCGTTGGTTTTACTGGGTCGCCCTGAAATATAGCAGTAGAAAGGTTATTTGCTATTGTATATCTGTTTTGAGCGTTGTTCCATGGAGCTCCATTAATTGATCGGTACGGTCTTAGACCGAACTTTTCATTTACGTTTGCCATAGTTTTTTATCTCCGTTTTATTTTAATTTACGATGGTATAGCAAAAAAATTATTTTTTACGTCCACCACCAAAAGTTACGCGAGATTGTCTACTAATATTAATAGGCATCTCCGGTCGTTGTTCCTTCATGAGATCATTATCAATCGCGTTTAATCTATCTCGAGTAATTCTTCTGAAATACTCTGCGCGTGATCTTGCGATCTCTTCCGGTATCCTAGCCAACACTAGGCCAGCAACCCCGATCAACCCTGCGTATCTTCCGTCATGCATAACTGGATAACTGTGTTCGCCGATTTGATTTTTAATCTCTTCAGCTCTTACAAATACCCAACCTTCTCTCATTTTCTTCGACACATTTGCAGTGTCTTGAAAACCCATTGACTCGACTCTTATCCATCTATGGATAAAGCCTTCTGGCGCAGGTGGTGCATCCAGAGATGATGGTGGCGTCCAAGGTTTAGACCTTGTTTGTTTTACTTCTTCAGACGCGCGTGAAGTTCTTTTATTTTTATCGCTCATACTAATTAGCCTCCTTCACGTATTTAGCGTATTCTTCTAGTGGCACCCCTAATTTTTTAGCCATACTAACTTGTGCTTTGGTGAGTCGCACAGTTCTGCGTCCTGAGTTGGTTCTACCAGCAGGGGCAACAGTTTGGACGATTTTCTTTTGTGGTTGCTCCTGAATATCTGTAAATTTATGAGGGAAAGATTCCTTCATTAATTTATCTATCTCAGTATAATACTCATCACTTTCAGTGTCAAACCCTTGACTAACTAAATCTTCGTGAATTGTATATGCAGCATTTGTCATAATTTTATCAGTACCGAACCAATTATTCTTTTCAGCCCATTTTTGAGCTTTTCTTGATGGTTCAGGTGGTAAATTATTAACGATTTGCTGATCTACGTTTGTTGATTTATCCTCAGGTTTTTGAGCCTGAAGAGCCCTCTCAGCATTTGTAAGTTTAGCTCTTTCTTTTTGAACAGCTAGACTAGTAAGCTTTTCTTGAGCCTGCATAATAGATTCAGCATCCTGATTTTCTATAGCAGATTTAAGTTGAGCTTTGACCGATGCAGTTTCAGCATCTACTCTTGCTTCGAATTCTTTAATGTATTGAGTGTCATAAGTGCTTACATTCTTTTGCAATTCTTGAAGTTGTTTTTGAACTCCTTTTGCATATTGAACTGCAGCTTCTCTTTGACGTTCAGCTTCCCTACGCGCACGCGTAAGCTGATTTATTCTTGTCTGAACTGAATCCGTATATTCAGATAAGTTATCTTTTTTTACAGGCTTAACAGGTTCATCAGTCTCAGCAACTTCTTCAACTGTGATTCCTTCTATGCCTGGTTTTTTTACTTCTGAACCAATACTTTCAACTTGTTCGTTTACTAATTTTGGTTTTTCTTCTACTGCTTTTGTTTCTACAACAACTTCAGTTTCTCCTGTTGTGTTTTTTAGCTCCTGTTTTGCTTCTGACATTTACATCTCCTTAGTATGTATGTTCGATGTCGCGCGGATCCCCTATGGTTCCGATTATATCGTCATCATTTAATATTCTCACTTCACCGCCTTCAATACGAAAACGACTTCCAGCATATCTGCCAAACATTACCCATTGTTTTTCTTTGCACCATGCACCCGATGGAAATCTTTTTTCATCTTTGTAACAAAGATCACCCATCTTCAACACGTAGCCAACAACAGTTGTGATTTGAATCATCTCGTGAGATTTATCTGAAAGAATAATTCCCCCTTTAGTTTTTTGTGGGCCAGCCCATGGTAAAACTAAAAGTCTCCAACCAGTTGGTTTA